TTGATACTATCTCCCAACTTACAACGTTCGTTTCAAGTATGAACAGTTTTAAGGCTGAAGAAGGATCAAATGATGACATTGTTATGACACTGGTTATCTTTGCATGGATGACAACACAACAGTATTTCAAAGAGATTGTCAACCATGATCTAAGAAAGCAGATGCAGTTAGAAATGTTAAATCAATCTGATGAGGAATTGCCGTCTTTTGGCATCTTTGATGATGGAAACAACAGTAAGTATATCGTGGAGGGTGGTGATGTTTGGCTGAATGGTGAAGAAGCGGAAAATACGTCTTCATTTTTTAGAGCATAACTACAAAACCTTCATTTAATAAATAGATTATAGGTTATTGCCAAAGTAACAGTATAATAACAAGGAGATCAAAATGGCATTTCAAATTTCTCCAGGCGTAAGCGTATCAGAGGTAGACTTAACCACAGTCGTTCCTTCGGTATCAACTACGGCCGGTGCATTTGTTGGTGACTTCCAATGGGGTCCAGCAGAAAAAAGAACACTCATCACAACAGAAAATGAATTAGTATCAACATTCGGAGCACCATCTGCCAATACATCGGCAGCTTCAGGTGTAGCAAATACAGGTATTTCTTTCTTTTCAGCCGCTAACTTCTTAGCGTATGGAAATAATCTTCAAGTTGTTCGTGCTGTAGGTTCATCTACAATCAATTCAACATCAGGTAATACAGCAATCTTATTGAAAAACGAAGATTCATATGATAACGGTTTCACTGCAAACTCTTACCATGGTACTTTCGGTGCTCGTTACTCAGGTGCATTAGGTAACTCACTTAAAGTTTCCGTATGTACAGCTAACGCAACTAACGGTTTTGCTTCTTGGACTTACAAGAGCAGTTTCGCTGGTGCGCCAAGCACAACACCAATTGTTTCATCATACGGTGGTGCTAATGACCAAATTCACATTGCAGTTATCGATGAAGATGGTTTGTTCACAGGTACAAAAGATACAGTTCTTGAAGTATTCTCTTATGTTTCACAAGCACCAGATGCGAAATATGATGATGGTACTCCAGCATACTGGAAAACAGTTACGTAACAACTCAACTTACATCTACGCATTGAACAATACAGCCGCTTTCTCTGCTAACACAGATGCATCTGCGGCTCCTGGTACAGTTTACACTCCAGCATTTGGTACTGTTACTTATAGCTTGGCTGGTGGTGCATCTTCTGCCGCTGTGGCAGCTAATGTTCAATCAGGTCTTGACTTGTTCGCTAATAAAGATGAAGTAGATATTTCTCTAATCGTTACCGGTGACGGCTTAGACACTACAACACAGAACTATGCAACTAACATTGCTAAGACACGTATGGATTGCGTTGCTTTCGTATCTCCATTGCAAGGTCAAGTTGTTGGTCAATCTGCGTCTGCCGCTACAACAGCAGTTGCCGCATGGGCCGCTTCATTGTCTGGAACAAGCTACGCTGTAGCAGACTCTGGTTGGAAATACCAATACGACAAATACAATAATGTTTACCGTTGGATTCCTCTGAATGGTGATATGGCTGGTCTATGTGTTCGCACAGATGACACAACTGATCCATGGTTCTCACCAGCTGGTTATTCACGTGGTGCAGTTAAGAACGTTGTTAAATTGGCATGGAATCCAAACCAAGCACAACGTGACACAATCTATTCTGCCGCAGTTAACCCAGTTGTTTCACTACCTGGTCAAGGTACATTGTTGTTCGGTGATAAAACTCTGACAACACAACCATCTGCATTCAATAGAATTAACGTCCGCCGTTTGTTTATTGTTCTGGAAAAAGCAATTTCTAATGCATCTAAATTCTCATTGTTCGAACTCAACGATGAATTTACACGTGCTCAGTTTGTTGCATTAGTAGAACCATTCTTACGTGACATTAAGGGTCGCCGTGGTATCTATGATTATCGTGTAGTTTGCGATAATTCAAATAACACAGCGTCAGTTATTGATACTAACAGATTTGTTGGTGACATTTATATTAAGCCAGCACGTTCAATCAACTTCATTCAACTAAACTTTGTTGCCGCTCGTTCTGGTGTACAGTTTACTGAAATCGTTGGTGGCGCTTAATAAATAATAAGAAATAGGAGAAACAAATGGCTTTCAACGTAACAGAGTTTCGTGCAAATCTCATTGGAGATGGTGCTCGTCCCAACCTGTTCCAAGTCACAATGACTTTTCCAACCTTTACAGCCGATGCAGTAAATTCTGGTAAGGCACTAACATTCTTGTGTAAGACTGCTCAATTACCAGGATCAACTGTTGGTACAGTACCATTGTATTACTTTGGTCGTGAGTTAAAGTTTGCTGGAAATAGAAATTTTGCTGACTGGACAATTACAATCATCAACGATGAAAACTTCAAAGTGCGTAAAGCCTTTGAGTCATGGATGAATAGCATCAATTCACACGGTACAAACGTGCGTAATGGTAGTGCTACAAACCCATCCGCTTATTCAGTTGATGCTAAAGTAGACCAATATGATAAAGCAGGTAACATCATCAAATCTTATAAGTTTGTTGGTTCATTCCCTGTTGACCTGTCACCAATTGATTTGGATTGGGGTGCAAATGATTCTATCGAAGAATTCACTGCAACTCTAGCATATCAATGGTGGGAGTCAGATACTACTTCCTAATTTTGTACAGGGGGAAATTCTTCCCCCTTATTATGTTTTTTTGAACTGGAATTAAAAATATGGCACTATCACTATTCGGTTTTCAAATTTCTCGTCAGAAGACTGATGTAGAACAGCAGTCTCAGAAAACTTTTGCTCCGCCTTCAAACGAAGACGGTGCTTTAACCATTTCCTCTGCCGCTTATTACGGCACATATGTTGACTTAGACGGTACAGCAAAGAATGAGGTTGAATTAATCTCTCGCTACCGTGAAATGGCAATGCAACCAGAGATTGAATCTGCTGTTGATGATATTGTTAATGAAGCAATCGTTCAAAACGATAATGGCGAATCGGTAAGAATCATCATGGATGATCTCAAGCAACCCGAGAAGATTAAAAAAGCCATCGAAGAAGAATTCACAAACGTTCTTCACTTATTAAACTACCAGAATATGTCAACGGATACTTTCCGTAGATTCTATATTGATGGTAGAATTTTTTATCACATTATCTTAGATGATACAAACCCAACACAGGGTATTAAAGCACTTAGATATATTGATCCACGTAAGATTCGCAAGATTCGTGAAATCAAAAAAGACAAAGATACTGGAACATCCGTTGACGTAGTACAAACAGTTAATGAATACTACATCTACAATGATAAAGTGGTATCTGGTACATCTTCTAGTTACGGTCCAGTTGGTGTTCGTATTGCTAAAGATGCTATCATCAATGTCAATTCAGGACTCATGGACTCACGTAGAGCCGTTGTTCTGTCTTATCTACACAAAGCAATTAAGCCACTCAATCAGCTACGTATGATTGAAGATGCTACGGTTATTTACCGTATCTCACGTGCTCCAGAACGTAGAATTTTCTACATTGACGTTGGTAATCTACCAAAGTTAAAAGCGGAACAATATCTCCGTGACATTATGGTCAAGTACAAGAACAAGTTGGTGTATGATGCACAGACTGGTGAAGTACGTGATGACCGTAAATTCCTTTCTATGATGGAAGATTTTTGGTTACCTCGCCGTGAAGGTGGTAAAGGTACAGAGATTACTACACTACCAGGTGGTCAAAACCTTGGTGAACTGGAAGACGTTAAGTATTTCGAAAAGAAACTTTATAAGTCACTCAACGTGCCTGTGTCTAGACTTGACCCGAATCAGTCTGGATTCTCTTTAGGACGTGTTGGAGAGATATCACGTGATGAGGTCAAGTTCTCTAAGTTTGTTGACCGTCAACGTCAGAAGTTCTCTGAAATCTTTTCACAAGCATTAAGAGTTCAATGTGTTCTAAAAGGTATTTGTACCGATGATGAATTCAACCAATTCAAAGAATACATTTACTTTGATTTCATTAAAGACAATAATTTTGCCGAACTTAAAGAGGCAGAATTGGTACGTGAACGCCTGTCGTTGTTGGGTTCAGTTGATCCATATGTTGGTCGTTACT